TCCACTTTTGCCCTGACTCTCTCCCGACCACGATGGCCAAGAAACACGCTCCTGAAGCAAATGGCGTGGCCGCTGTGGCCAGTTCGACGGCCAAGCGGGCCGCGGATGTCGAGCGGTCCCGCGCCCGCACGCGGGCCGGGAGCGACATCGGCGATGTGCCGAAGTGTGCCAACCCAGAACGCCGTGCGGCCTGCGAACACGACCTCGAGCGGTTCCTGATCACCTACTTCCCGTTCTCAACCGGGATGTCGCCATTCTCAGACGACCACCGCCGGGTGATCGCCCGCATCCAAGGCTGCCTGATCGGTGGCGGCCGATTCTGCAACGCCGTCTACCGCGGGTTCGCGAAATCCACGATCTCGGAGAATGCCCTGCTCTGGGCCACGCTCTACGGCCACCGGAAGTTCGTCGCCATCTTCGCTGCCGAGGCAGGGCTGGCCGACAAGGCCATCACGAGCATCAAGACAGAGCTCTCCGACAACGACCTGCTCTACGAAGACTTCCCCGAGGTGTGCCACGCGGTGCGGGCCTTGGAGGGCAAGCCGCAGCGGTGCAACTCACAGACATGCGGCGGCAAGCGGACGCACATCCAGTGGAAGCAGGACACGCTCGTGCTGCCGTCCATCGACGGGAGCAAGTCGGCCGGGTCGATCATCGTGTCGAAGGGCCTCACGGCGTCGATCCTCGGCCTCCGCCACAAGGCCCCGGACGGCCGGCAGCTGCGGCCCGACTTCACGATCGTGGACGACCCGCAGACTCGGGAGTCGGCGAAGTCGCCGGTGCAGTGCAAGGCGCGGCTCGACATCCTGAAGAAGTCGGTGCTCAAACTCGCGGGCCACCGCACGACCATGGCCTGCGTGGTCAACGCCACCGTGATCGAGGTCGATGACATGGTGGACGAGCTGCTCCGCACGCCCGGGTGGCAGTGCGAGCGGATCCCGATGGTCAGGGGGTGGTCGAAGCGGCACGAGGATTTGTGGATGGACCGGTACGCCTCCATCAGGCGGACGTTCTCCCGCGACGTCATCGGCGACCAGGAGCGAGCGAAGGCAGCGGCGAACGAGTTCTATCTGGCCAACCGGGCCGACATGGACGAAGGCTGCGTCGTCTCGTGGGACTCGTGCTTCGACCCGGATTCGGAACACTCCGCGATCCAGCACGCCTACAACGCCCTGATCGACGACGGTGAGGACGTCTTCGCGAGCGAGTTCCAGCAGGCTCCGCTGAAGAACGAGGCGGCCAATGCCGGGCTGAAGCCGGAGGATGTGCGGAACCGCGCCATCAACGTCCCCCGCTGGACCGTGCCGCGCGGCCTCGACACGCTCACCGCGTTCGTGGACGTCCAGAAGGAGCTGCTCTACTGGGCCGTCGTGGCGTGGGGCCACCAGTTCCGGGGCCACGTCGTGGCCTACGGCACGTACCCCGACCAGGGCCGGGCCTACTTCACGCTGCGGGACGCCAAGAAGACCCTCTCGCGTGCCCACGGTGCGAACGTGGAGGCGGCGATCCTCGCGGGCCTGGAGGCCCTCGCCGGCGACCTGCTCGAGCGGGAGTTCGTCCGCGAGGACGACGACGCCGTGCTGCGGCTTGGCCACCTGTTCATCGACGCCAACTGGGCACAGTCGCAGGGCGTGGTCCGCGACTTCGCCCGCCGGTCGAAGTGGGGGCCGAGGGTGCTGCCGACCCACGGCCGGTTCGTAGGGGCGTCGTCGCAGAATCTTGGCGACAAAGCCCCCGACCGCGGCGAGCGGATCGGGGCCAACTGGCGGACATCGACCATTACCCGCCAGCGGCACGTGCTCTACGACACAAACGCCTGGAAGACGTTCGTGGCCGCACGGTTCAAGCTGCCGCTTGGCGACCCGCAAGGGCTGACCGTCCACACCGGCGAGCACGACATGCTCGCGGAGCAGCTGTCGAGCGAGGTGCCGGTCCGTGTCGAGAGCCGGCAGCGGGTGGTGGACGAGTGGCGGCTGATCCCGGGCCGGGACAATCACCTCTGGGACTGTGTGATCGGGGCGGCCGTGGCCGCGAGCTACTCCGGGATCTCGGCCGTGGGTGCCGAGAGCACGAAGGTGGCCCCGGCCCGCGTGATCACGTCGGAGGAGATGGCCGCCAGGCGGGCGGAACTGCTCGCGAAACTCGGCCGATAGCCTCGGTTGACGGATACGGCATCCGTGGGAGGCTGCGGGCGGTTCGGTTCACCCTTGCTGAAAGGAATCCAGCATGAAGTTTCTTTCGATTGTCGCCGCCCTGCTCTGCACCACCGCGATCGCACAGGACGTGATCGTGGCACCACGGCGGTCGGTTGTCATCACGGCCCAGGACCACGCCACGATCATCGCGAGCCGCGGCACGCTCGTGCATTCGTCGTGCGGCCAGTGCGAGGGGATCGGCTCCGGCTCGACGCCGGAGGCCGCCCGCAGGAACTGTTGCTTCTTCGGCAAGCGGCAGATCGTCGAGGAAGGCGTGGCCTACTCGCCGGCCCGCCGGCAGTGGTTCGCCGTGATCCGGTATCGCTGACCATCGCTGAGAACGTCGGTCCCGCTCCCGCTGAATCCTCACGCGCTGTGCGTGGGGAAACTTCGTCGAGCACAGGCGGGGCGGGGCCGACTCTCACCGCAACCGAGGGCAACATGCCAAGCAAGCCGCAAGACCTGAAGCTCCGAAACGCCGTTGTCGAAGGCGAGAAGGCCGAGTGCCAGCAGTGGTGCGTCGTCGGCGGCGGCGAGTGCGGCCGGTCGGTGTTCCTGCCGGCGATGATGTTCGACGAGGGCGACGCGCGAGACATGCGGCGGCTCGCGGCGTGGCTGGAGAAGGCTGCGGTGTGGGTGGAGGAGCGGGCATGAGACCTGACGAGACGAGCGTGAACGGCTCTTGGCAAGCTGTGCAAGAGGCACTCGCCCGCAAGCGCGCCTGGGAGGAGCGCGGGCCGTCGCAGTGGGGCTACGGCGTGGCCATTGACCTGCTGGCCCTTGAGCGGCGAGTGTCGGCGCTGGAGCGATTGTCCGGCGCCGGACAATCGGCAGGCGAGGACAATGATTCGCCGGGCGAGGGCTGGCGGTGGGTTAACGCTGGCGTGCGAGTGCAGGAAGGCGACGAGTTCCTGTCGGCGGACGGAAAAACGTGGCATCCATCGACATGGCGTGGCGAGGCACCGCCTCGCACCTACCGCCGTCGTCGCATCAAATCACACGCGAATCATGACGCCGCGCCGGCGGCGAAAGCTAAGGCTGACCAGATCATGCAGGATCAGCGAGCCGAGATCGAACGGCTACGCGACGCCATCCGCCGCCTCGAGGAGCAGGACGCCACGCTGTCGGTGTGCGACGGCAACGTGACTGTGACGATGGATGGCACGTTCACCGACGAGGATCTGGAGGCGATCAGCGCGGCAGCCTGCATCTGCGAGGACGCGGGCCGAGCGGACATCGCGGTCATTATCAACACGGCACTGGAACGGCTGGGTTGAGAACGCTGAAGCTGAGCGGCGGCCCCTGGCCGTCCGCTCCAGCGAATGGTTCTGTGGCGCAAAGGAGACTTCGATGGATGACATTTTGCGGCGACTTCGATCTCGCCCGCTGCCCGTGGTGGCTGAACAGCACGCCTTGATGTACGAGGCGGCGAATGAGATTCAGCGACTACGGCATCGCTGGATTCCGGTGACGGAGCGATTGCCGCCACATGACGAGACGGTATTGTTTACCTGCGATCTGGGGCCGAACGAAGGCTTTACGGACGTTGCGGCTGGGCGGTGGGAGGGCATGAGAAACGATATGGGACTGCCAGCGATGAGTCCGGTGTGGGGCGACGAAGACGACTGGGGGCCGTGTTCTCACTGGGTGCCGCTCCCGGCACCGCCAACGGCTCGCAAGTAGCCACAGAACGACAAGGATCAGGAGCGGCGAGACATGAACACTGACAACACGCAGGGCGGTGCCGAGCCGTCTTCTGCATCCGCTGGTTCTCATGAGAAGCCTGCAATCGAAACAATGACCAGCCAAGAGCGATTCAACTCTGCCGTCATGGGCTGGATCAGCGAGGCTACAGAAGCAATCGAAGGCAGCGGTGCTGTCAGTGACTCGGCAAAACGCCTTGTCGATGAGATGCGGTGCCAGTGTGGTGACGCCTACCAAGCCATGTTCAGTCGGCAGGCTACTCATCCGCAGCCCACGCTCACCGACGAGGAGCGGGAGGCGATCCAGCGGGCAATCGACTCGCATCAGCACCGCGCAGCCGAAATGCACAGCCGATCATGGGCCGCATCCGCCATCAAAAACGACTGCGACACGCTGCGGGCGCTATTAGGCTGAGAACGCCAGCGATCAGCGGCATCGAACACAGGAGGCACCATGACAGACGAGGTAAATGAGATGTCCGCTGCATCGCGTGGTTATGCCGATAGCCATGAAGGCATAGGAGGTGCTGTGAGCGATCTAGCAAAGAGACGGCTGATCGACGTTGCCGTGACGGTCGCGTTTATGTTCACGCTCACCTTGCTTACGGAAAAATGGTGGATGCCGACCGCGCTATTTGCTTACGCGATGTGGAACTTCTACGACGGAATGACTCGCGCTGACTTGAAGGCATAACCATGTAATTGACCCCCAGTCACCCTGGGATAATCCGTTATCCGCCTGATTGTTCCAACGCCATGACCGACTTCTCCCCCTTCACCGCCGTCGTCATCTTCGCCACCTACGTCGCGGTGGACATCCTCTACGCCGCGTACATCATCGCCGTCGAGAAGCGGCGGCCGCTCACGGCGGCCTCGATCTCATCGGTGCTGTACTCGCTCCTGGCCTTCGGCGTCATCACCTACTCCAAGAACCCGATCTACCTCATCCCGCTCGCCTCCGGGGCGTGGCTCGGCACCTACCTGACGGTGCGTTTTCACCGGCAAACGAACACGTAGCCGCGGTCGGAAAATGGTGGCGTCCGCACCCGCCGGAGGCCGCCGCCATGCACGTCGATCAAGTCTGGGAAGACTTCTACCTCGACCTCGAGGCGATGGCCGACGAGCTCTCCGGCATCGAGTTCCTCCGGGCACACCTCTGAACGCCGGTACAGTGGTGGTAGGGCGAAGCATCGCCCCCACCACCGGAGCCGGCCCGTGGCCAACGAAGACGTCGTCGAAGCGGTCGCCGCGAATCTCGCGCAACCGCGCCGTGCCCGGACGGACGCCGGCGAGGTGGAGCAACACGAGCTCGACCGCCAAGTGGCCGCCGCGGACTTCGTGATCCGCTCGCGTGCCGCCGCCGGCTCGCCGTTTGCGTGTCTGCGGATGGCCCGCATCGAATCCCCCGGGGCCACCGGCTGATGGGCCTGCTCGGCAACATCCTCGGGCAGTCCAGGCGGTCGCTGGAGGCGACGATCGCCCGGCAGCGGCACGTCGTCACCAACCTCATTCGGGCACGGTACGACGCCGCCCAGACCACCCCGAGCAACAAGAACCACTGGAGCCAGGCCGACCACATGGCGGCCGACGCGGCCCTCTCGCCGTGGGTGCGGCGGACGCTCCGCTCACGTGCCCGCTACGAGGCCGCGAACAACGGCTACCTCGCAGGCATGGTGGCGACCTTGGCCACCGACCTCGTGGGCAAGGGGCCGACGCTGCTCCTCGATTGCGGGCCGGACGCGAACCAGGCGGCCGTGGCCCGGGTGGAGGAGAACGTCTTCGAGTGGCACCAGGAGATCGACCTGGCCAAGAAGCTCCGCACGCTCCGCACGGTGAAGGCGATCGACGGGGACGGGTTCGCGATCCAGACGACCAACCGCCGGCTGCGGAACGTGCAGCTCGACCTCCGGCTGGTCGAGGCCGAGATGATCGCCGACCCGGCAAGCCGGTTCGAGTTCGCCGGCGTGGTGGACGGCGTGCGGTTCGATGCCGACGGCAACCCGTCAGAGTATTTCCTCCTCGACCACCACCCGGGCTCGCTGCACTTCGGCGTGACGCTCGGCGGCCGGTGGGTCGACGCCCGCTACGTCCACCACTACTTCCACGCGACCCGTCCCGGCCAGCACCGCGGCGTCGGCGAGGTGGTGCCGGCCCTCGAGCTGTTCGCCATGCTCCGCCGCTACCAGTACGCGGTCGTGACCGCTGCGGAGACGGCCGCCGACTTCGCCGCGATCTTCAAGACCACGATGCCGGCGAGCGGCACCGCGGCGGCCCTGCCGCTGGCCGAGACGCTGCCGATCATGCGAGGCATGGCGATGGCGGCCCCGGAGGGGTGGGAGCCGTTCCAGATGAAGGCGGAGCAGCCCACGAGCACCTTCGACGCCTTCGAGCGGCGCATCCTGATGCAGATCAGCCGGTGCCTGTCGATGCCGTACATCGTCGCGGTGATGGACGCGACCGGGGCGAACTACTCCACGATGCGGGGCGACTACCTCGTGTACCGCCAGCACATGAACGCCGAACGGGCGGACGTGGAGCGGGTGATCCTCGACCCGCTGCTCCAGCGGTGGATCGACGAGGCCGCCGTGGTGGACGGCATGATCCCCGACGGCCTGCCGCCCCGCGACCAGTGGACATGGCGGTGGCGGTGGGACGGCCACGAGCACATCGACCCGCTCAAGGAGGCCAACGCCGAGAGCGTCGGCCTGGAGAACAAGACCGTGAGCCGGTCGGAAGCCTGTGCCCGTCGCGGCAAGGACTGGCGGCAGGTGTTCCGCCAGATCGCGGCCGAGGAGGCGTATGCGGCTGAACTGGGCATCGAACTCTCGACGCCCGATCAGCAGCCGTTGCCTGAAGACCCAGAGGAGGCCAACGCATGAGCCAGCGGATCAAGATTGGCGGCGAAGCCACGCTCATCGAGGCCCCGATCCTCGCGGACGGCAAGAGCAGCGGCAACCCGAAGTTTTCGCTCGTGGGCTACACCGGCCGGGCCATCCGGCAGGCGTGGAGCCGCACGCCGCTCGTGGTGGACCTGGCCGGCATGGACACGACCAGCCAGCCGATCGCCGTGATGCTCGGCCACCAGTACGACATGGATCACGCCGTCGGCCAGGCCTACGAGGCCGTCAACAGCGGCTCGGACCTGACGGTGGCCACCGAGGTGATCGGCGAGAGCCCCGAGGTGGCCAAGGCCGTGAACCTCGCCCGCAAGGGCTGGAAGTTCCAGGCGTCGATCGGGGCCGACGTGGGCCGGATCGAGAACATCGCCGCCGGCGAGAGCGTCGAGGTGAACGGCCGCCAGTTCGCCGGCCCGATCAGCGTGGTGCGTGCGAGCACGCTCCGCGAGGTGTCGATCGTCCTTTTCGGAGCAGACGCCGCTACGTCTGCCGCGATCGCTGCGGAAGCGAATGATGGAGGTTTCCACATGGCGGATCACGCCAACCAGAAGCCCGACGAGGTCAAGGCCTCGGCGGAAGCCACGGCGAAGGTCGCCGTGGAAGCCAAGGCCCCCGAGGCCGTGACGCCGCCCGCTCCCCCCGTGGACCTGGGCGTGCTCAAGGCCGAGCTGCTCGAGCAGCTGCGGAAGGAGGTCAAGGCCGAAGCCCTCGCGGACATCCGTGCCGACCGTCCCGCCGCTCCGGCGGTCCACGTCGTCGCAAAGCCGGCCGAGACCGACGAGATGCTCGTCGCCTCGATCTGCATGGCCGGCAACCTGCCGGGCGTGGAGAAGCAGTTCGGCGAGCGGACGCTCGAAGCCGCCCACAAGCGGCGGAACATGGGCCTCCAGGAGATGCTCCTCCGGGCGGCGAAGGCGAACGGCTACCAGGGTGACGCCTACAAGCTCACCGATGGCAACCTCCGCGACGTGCTGAAGGCTTCGTTCGGATCGAGCACCCACTCGATCGCCAACGTGGTCGGCACGGCCTACGGCAAGTTCCTCCTCAACGGCTACACCTCGGTGGAGTCGGTGTGGGATCGGATCTCCATGATCCGCCCCGTCTCCGACTTCAAGGCGGTGACCGGCGTTCGCGTGAACGGCGGTTTCGTGTTCGAGGAGGTCGGCCCGGCCGGTGAGCTCAAGTCGGCCGAAGCGACCGACGAGGCTCGGTCGTTCGGTGCGAAGTCCTACGGCCGGATCTCCGCGATCAGCCGTCGGGACATCATCAACGACGACCTCGGTGCTCTGACCGTGGTGCCCACCCGGCTCGGCCGTGGTGCGGCTCTCCGGTTCAACACCAACTTCTGGACCGAGTTCCAGGCGTCCAACGCCACCTACTTCGAGCGGGCCACGGCCGGGGCGGGCAACGCCTTCAGCCTGACCAGCCTGAAGGCGGCGGTGGCGGCCTACCGGAAGGTCAACGACGCGGACGGCAACCCGCTGGGCGTGAATCCGTCGATCCTCCTGCTCCCGCCGGAGCTGGAGATCGCTGGTGCCGAGGCCATGGGCTCGGCGCTGGTTCACGGCACGAGCGGTGCGGCCCCCAGCACGAACGTGTTGGCCGGTCGGTACCAGGTCGTGTCGTCGGTCTACCTGTCGAGCGCGAGCACCTGGTGGCTCGTGGCGAACCCGGGCGACCTGAACGCGATGGAGGTGCTGTTCCTCAACGGCAACCGCAACCCCGTCGTGGAGCAGGCCGAGGCGGACTTCGACACGCTCGGCATCCAGGTCCGCGGGTACTTCGACTTCGGTGTCGCCAAGGGCGAGCCGAAGAGCTGCTACCGGATGGCCACGGCCTGACCCTGACAGTGCAAATCGTGCCCGGGGCCGGGAGCCCAAGCCCGGCCCCGGGGTGACGAACCAAGTTCTTTCCAGATTCCAGAAAGCGAGAAACAAACATGGCGACGTTCGTGCAGAGGGGCGAGGCGATCGACTACACCCCGACGGCCGCGGTGGCCGCCGGTGCGGTGGTCGTGATGGGGACCGTGGGCATCGGCGTGGTGCCGGTGGGCCTCGCGGCCGGCGAGAAGGGCAGCCTGGTGGTCAAGGGTGTCGTGCGGCACGCGAAGACCGCCAACCAGGCGATCAACCAGTGGGCGAAGGTGTACTGGGACGCCACGAACAGCGTCTTCACCGGCACCGCGAGCACCAACGTGCTCGTGGGCTACGCGGTGGCCACGGCTGCCGCTGGCGATGCGACGGTCGATGTTCAGCTGATGAATTCCTGATCCATGCCTCGGGGGCGGGCCGCGTCAGTCGCAGCCCGCCCCCGGCAGTGGCCGGAGGTGGCGAAGTGCAGGACATGCTCGCGAACGCTGGCAGCTGGTTTGAGCGGCAGCGGCGCGAGCATCTGGCGGTGCTCGTCGGCTACCTGCCGGCCGGGGCCAGCCATCCGGTCACGTGCCGGGCCACGCCGACCATCGGCCGGTGGGAGGGGATCGACGCGGCGGGGCAGATGGTGCGGATCGAGACGCGGGATTTCATCATCGGGTTCGCCGACTATGCAGCCGACCCTGTTCGCGGTGATCGGATCGTGGTGGAGGAGGCTGGTATCGAGCGGACCTATGAGGTGGTCATCCCGGCGGGCTCCCAGCAAGCCTGGCGATGGGTGGACCGCAACCAGGGAGTCCGCCGCATTCATACGCTGGAAATCGAGAAGGTGAAGAATGGCCGCCTATAACCAACTGCCCGGCGAACTGAATCTTTCGCTCATCCGCGGCGACGAGTTCACCTTTGCGGCCACGTTCAACGTGGACCTCACCGGATACACCCGCGCGGCCAGCATCTACAACGACGCCACCAACGCGGAGCTGGCGGCTCCGGCGATGGCGTTCACGACGGCGACCAGCGGCGGCGTGACGACGAGCACCGTGACGTTCACGCTGACGGAGTCACAGACGACGGCTCTATCGGCGGCTCGCATGAGGTGGTACTTCCGCTGGGTCACGCCGGGCGGATACACGCGGACGGTACTGGCAGGCACCGTGAGGACGACCAAGGCATGAGCAACGAACTGATCACAGTCACCGTCGTCGGCAGCGAAACGAACGCCACGGTGACGTCGGGTGCCGAGGTGGTGGTCACGATCGGCGACGTTGGCCCCGTGACCTGGTCGGCGGTGACCGGCAAGCCAACGACATTCCCGCCGCAGGCCCACTCCCACGCCATCGGCGACGTGACCGGGCTGACGGCGGCCCTGGCCCAGAAGGTCGAGCTGGACGGCAACGGCAAGGTCCAGGCCTCCCAGCTGCCGAGCTTCGTGGATGACGTGCTCGAGTTCGCCAACGCCGCGGCCCGGCCGGCCACGGGTGAGACCGGGAAGATCTACGTCACGATCGACGATGGGAAGGTGTTCCGCTGGAGCGGCAGCCAGTACATCGAGATTTCAGCGGCCCAGGTGACGAGCGTGGCGGGCCGGACGGGGGCGGTGACGCTTGCGGTGGCCGACGTGTCGGGCCTCGGCGGGGCCGCCACGCTCAACGTCGGCACGACGGCCGGGACGGTCGCGGCCGGCAACGATTCGCGGCTGACCGATCAGCGGGTGCCGACCGACGGCAGCGTGACGACGGCCAAACTCGCGGACGGGGCTGTGACAGCCGCGAAAATCGCGGCCAGCCAAACTGTGACGTTCGGCAGTGTGAGCGCGGGGGCTCTGGCGGCCGGCGCTGGCGGCGTGACTGCCACTACGGGGCGGCTGGCTGTCCTGGGGATTGGCGCGACGCCGCTGTTCGAGGTGATGTCGACTGGGGTTGTGACCACTGGGACTTGGCAAGCCACGGCCGTCGCTGTCGATTACGGCGGCACCGGAGCGACCTCGGCATCTGCGGCTCGCACGAACCTCGGCGTGGCCTACGGAACGACGGCCGGGACGGTGTGTGAAGGCAACGACTCGCGGCTGTCCAACGCCCGCACGCCGACCAGCCATGCGTCCAGCCACCAGACCGGCCAGGCCGACGCAATCGCCCCTTTGATCGTCACGCCGTCCAGCCTGTCGGCGAGCCAAAACGACTACGCACCTGGGGTGTGCGACATCATCCGGCTGTCGAGTTCGACCGCCATCGACCTCACCGGGCTCGTGGCCGGGACGGTGGACGGGGCCATGCGGCTCGTCCTCAACACGAACGCCAGCGGCGGGGCGGCGATCACGCTCAAGCATGAGTCGGCATCGAGCACGGCGGCGAATCGGTTCCGCTCGGCCACGAACGCGGACGTCATCCTCCTGGCCGACGGCGGCTCGGTGACGCTCACCTACTCGACCGCGATCTCGCGGTGGAGGATTCTGTGAGCCTGCGCCTCATCGCGTCGGCACGGCCCCGCGTCCATCACGACGCGCTCGATTGGGCGCGGCGTGTGGCGGCGAACGGCGGGTCGGTTTCGCAGTCCACGTTGCGAGCCGTATCGGCATTCTGTGACGCGATCGACCGGGCAGGCATCCGCGACCGATTCTTCCGACTCGGAATTTTCGCTGGGCGGAATCTGTCCGCAGCACTCGTCCCTCTTTTCCGAGGCCCGTCACTGACGGGCACGCAGTTCGGCAATACGACCGACACCAACAACAACTTTGTGGCAGGCGACTACACCGAAACTGGAGCAAGTGGCGGGCTCGCAGGAAACGGCAGCAGCAAGTTCTTGAACACCGGTCTGGCACCAAATGCGCTGCCATCGCTCGCTACTGGGCATTTGTCGGCCTATATCCCGACCGTTACGGTTGGCAGCATCGCGCGAATGGTCGCAGCCGCAGACGCATCGAATGTGTTTTCAATCCAGCACCGCCTTATATCGGCCAATAATGAGAGTTACGCCCAGGGGTGCTGGGGATCGGCGGCGTTCGCTGTC